CCTAGACCCAAGCCACGAGATCATCTACAAGACAATGCTGGAGATGAAGCACCACCGCAACCCGATAGATGTCATCACAGTCGGGGCTAGGTTGCCAAGGCTCGCCAGCTACTTGCACGATGCTGTCACAGCTACCCCAACTGCTGCCTCTGTTGATTTTTACGCCGGCAAGGTTGTTGAGGAAAGCACAAGACGGCGATTGAGTGCTGCCGCATCTGTCATTAGCGAAACAGCCAAGTATTCAGATCTTGCAGAGGTAATGGACAAGGCAAAGAAAAGCATTGACGGAATCATCGAGCGAAACATTGCAGTAAAGCCAAGCTATGTTGATGACGAGCTAATCCCTTACCTTGATGAGCTAGACAAGCCACGCAACTATCCGCTGACACCTTGGGACCAGCTCAACAGAATCATCGGTGGACTTCGACCAGGTGCCCTTTACATTGTTGGTGCCCGACCAGGTGTGGGTAAGACCATCATTGGCTTGCAGTTGGCTTGGCATTTGTCTAAGTCTGGCCCTGTGTCTTTTCACAGCCTTGAGATGGGCAAGACCGAACTCTACAACCGCATCATCGCTATGGAAGCTTCTGTCTATCTCGGCAACATTGAGAAGGGAACCATTAGAGATCATGAGTGGCAAAAGATAGCTCAGACAATCAGACAGACCAAACACGAGCTTGCCATCCATGACAAGTCAGGGCAGACCATCCAGCAGATTAGGGCACTAGCAAACAGTGTGAAGTCAGAGGGCAAGCTTAGGGCTATTGTCGTTGACTACCTTGGCTTGATTCAAGACACCGAAAAGGGCCGAAAGCGTTACGAGATGATTACCGACATCTCTATCGGACTCAAGAATCTTGCCAGAGATCTAGAGGTTCCTGTTGTTGCCCTAGCCCAGCTCAATCGAGGCCCAGAGCAACGAAAGAACTCAGAGCCAGACATGGCAGACCTTAGAGATTCAGGTGGCATTGAGCAGGATGCCGATGTTGTTATCTTGCTGCACCGAGAGCAACTTGAGGGTGACCAAGATTGGGAGCGTTCACAGATGATTCTCAATGTGGCAAAGAACCGACATGGCACCACAAATAAAGCGTGGCTCAAGTTTGAGGGTCACCATGCCAGAGTTGTTGAGGGCTAAGATTATGGCGTGGATGACAATGTGGCCTTGTGTTGCCGATGTGGAGCAACTTGGAAGGTCAACACGCATAAGCGTAAGAGAAAAGACCTCAAATGCCAGAGCTGCCGGATGCACCGAGCCTTGGTCATCAAGTATGGCTCTGAAAAGTGCATCCCTTGGCAAGGCGAGTTTGACAAGGCAACCCTCACCATCCCAATCTTTGACGGCCAGCCAGTCCTACCTGGCATTAGATCTTGTGGGCACACAGACTGTACCAACCCCAATCATGTCTTAGGTGACCACTAGAGTAAACAAAACAACAAGAGATAAGGAAAAAAGAGATGGCAAGTATCAAAGTAAAGGGCACTGTTAGCCGAGTATTTTACGAAGGCAAAGGGCTAGAAGTATCAGAGCAGTTTCAGACCAAGGCTGGCGAGTCAATCACCAAGCGATACACAGTCTGGCTAAAGCAAGCTGGAACCTACGATGTTGGCGATGAGCTACAGGTTGAGGGTCTTTATTCAGCCGAGATTGACAACTGGACCAACAAAGAGGGCGAAGCCAAGCAGTCAATAAAGGTAAGCATCAACAACCCTTACATCACCCCTGCTGACCCAGCTCAGTTGGTCAAGTCGCTGTTTGAGCCAACGCACGAGCCAACACCCTTTTGAAAAATCTCCGATGGCTAGTCCCAGCTCTCACCGCTGGTGTTCTTGTAAACCTATCCTTGAACACCACTAGCGTTCTTGGGGGTCTGGGGCTAGCTCTCGGTATTCTCTACACCATTGCTGCCATACTTGGAGCATGGGACTTGTATGGCAGAGGTAAGCCTTAGCGTTATCGGTGATCCTGCCAGCCAAGGCAGTCACGCCATCATGCAGGGCCGAATAGTCCAGGTCAACAGCAAGAAACACAAGGCTTGGAGAACTGCCATAACCCAGACAGCCCTAGCTACCCTGCCAGCCGACTGGCAACCCATTGACGAGCCATGTGAGCTTATTGTCAACTTTTATATGCCAAAGCCAGCGTCAGTCAAACGCTCATTGCCTACTGTCAGCCCAGACCTAGACAAGCTCATTAGGGCAGTAGGGGACAGCCTGACCGATTCAGGGGTGGTTCTCGATGACAGCCGGATTGTCAGGATCTCAGCCAGGAAGCTCTACGCCATAGGCATTGAGCCTGGTGCCACAATCCTTGTAAAAACGCTGGAATAGCGACACGCCGAAAAAGGCAAAAAAACCTAAAAATCTCCCAAAAAACTCAAAAAACAGGTATAGAGTTTAGACATGGCCCAAGGGGGGCCGGTTAGGAGATTCAAATGAAAGGTTGGCTACTTACAGTCAGCGTGTTTCTATCCTTTGGCATGACACTTGCCATACAGGAATACAGCGTGACACTTGGCTATCTAATTGGCTGTGTGCTACTTGCAATCCACTTCCTAGTCATCGCACTTTGGTTCACTCGCAAGGGTGCCAGATGAATAAGAAACATCTCGCACAAGTCCTAGAGGAAGCAAGACTCTGGACTAACGCTGAGTACGAAGCTAAAGGGGGCAACCCTGAAACTGACAAGTACCACATTCAGAAACAACTTGCCAGGCTAACCCTGCTACAACACATCGCAGATACCTACATAGAACAGAGAGAAAATGGCCAACTATAACCCCGAACCAATCGAGTTTGCAGTCATGGACTACAACCCGAACCAATACAACTTTGGTGTGGCTAAGTCTGACGGCATCTACATGGGCCGAAAACTTATGAAGGATGAAGTCCTAAGACTTATCAAGGCTGCCTATCCTCAGCCAACCAAAGCAATCACAATCATCATTGACCTAATCGAAGGGGTGCCAGTTGATACAAATAGCAGTTTCTCAGATTCCAGCAGATAAGCTCGCTGCCTACATCAAGGGCAGGAGAGATGAGCAGAAGGCAGTTGAGTCGCTTATTCAGGCGATGCAGATTGACCGAACACTCGACATCGCAACAGGCCACATGATCATGGGCTATTTGGCAACTATTGACAGAAGGCCAAAGGTGGAAGCATGAGCGAGCTACAAGACATCATCGCAACCAGCTCCATCAAAGCTTTCAATCATGGCATGAAGGCCGAGCGTGAGCACATCCTTAGAGTGCTGGCAGAAACAAAAGACCAGACCCTTTGCACCTGTCATGGCTGTGAGGAATGGATGAATGCCTTGGACTTTGTAATCGCCAGAATCGAGAACAAGATTCATGACTGACAGCGAATACACATCAGGCTTCAACAACGGCAAACGCTATGAGCGTGAGGCCATCCTTGAATATATTGCTTATCACCCAGAGGCTACAGCCGAGGACATTGCTGCCGAAGTAGAAGGCAGATACAACTCTGACATGAGAGCTAAGTTGGCAGGTGCAAATTGGGACTAAGCATCGAGGAGCTAGAGCTCAGGTTAGATCTACTTAGCATCCAGCTTGCTGAGCTTGCCAAGATAGTCAACGAGATTGAGGAACAAGCCAAGCAGATTGAGGATGGCCATGTTTAGATCCGCAATGCGAAAGTGGGCTAGGCGAAAGCTCAGAGATACCTGGTACCGAGGCTATGCTGCAGGATACAAAGATGGTCACAATACCGGCATTGACTACTTCACTAACCGAGTAATCCAAGAGATGCACCAAGATGCAGTCCTAAGCATGACAGCCGACATAGACACCTTGGAACGAATCGTGGAGATCATTGAGGCGGTGAGGGATAATGGCGAAACACAGAATGATTAGACACAAGACAAACTGGGCTTTCACACTACGCTGGTACAAGTACCGCATTGAGTTTTACCTTGGCAGATTAGTCAAGGCTTACATCTCACGAGGCAGACACTAAGGGGGCAGAAATGCTTGAAGGGCTTACACCACCAAAGAAACAGCCAGCTTGTAAAGTTAGGACTGTGATTGAATCGCTAGAAACAAAAGACC